GTTATGCCAGATAAAAAAAGTGCGGCAATTAATGCGGCTGAAATAATAATAACGTAGTTTAGCATTATAAGCCTCTACGTGTTAATTCTTTCTTTACTTTAACTTTGTGCTTGGGACGTGAGTTATGATTTTCTAAAAATTCTTGTAACTCAGCTGTTGGTGTACTTTTAATATAAAAGTGTGTTGTAATGTATTTGCCAGAGTTTTTATCTCTTACCTTCTGGCTAGGCCTAAATTTAATTGGCATTTTCCTTTCCTGTTTCTTCTTTTGGTTCATAATATTCACGATACTGTTCAAGTGTTAAACCTTGTTGTATCATGTAAGCACGTATCTGTGCAAAGTTCTTAGATAACAACTCATAGTCATCATCACTTAAACCAAACAGTACAGGGTCTTTGCCTTGCTCTTGCATTTTAGCAAATACTTCTTGTGCGTTTTCGCTAGTAATGATAGTCCATCTAAGTTCTTCTAGTTTAGGTGTGTCAGGATTGGGTAGATTTAAAGGTGCTCTTTCTACTTCAGTAGCAAACACATCTAACTTTTGTACCGTACTACAACTAGTAAGGAACGTAGTTAGGGTTAGCAATGCTAGGACACTCAGAATTGATCTGTGATTTCTTAGTTGCATTAATCTCTTTCTCCGTTAGCGGCGCACCCATTGCAATTTCTACACATCTCATTGCTTTTTTGGTAGCACCATTAATAACACGTTCAACTGAGCTACTACGCTCAACAGCAAGTTTACCTATATCACGTACTTTACCTGCACCGTTGATTTTATTAAAGCGTTCATCTAGTGCTTTAAACTCGTTTGATAAAACTTTGTTTTGTGCTTGTAGTTTTTCGTTAGCGGCTAGTATTGATTTAAAATCATTAGCCTGCTGTGCAATTACAGCCTTCTGTCCATCAATGGACGCCTCTAGTAATATATTATTTGCTTTAGCTGTTTCTAAGTCTGCTTTAACATTTTTGTAATGTAGAAAGCCGCCGCCTGCTGTAGCAAGGGCAACGACTATCATAGCAATTTTAATTGAACTAAACATAATTGTAATTAGCCTAGTAACTCTCCGAGTGTAGCAGGTCCGGCTATTCCGTCTGCTGTTAAGCCTTTACTTGCTTGCCACTCTTTTAATTTGCGTTCTGTACCTGGACCAAAAATTCCATCTGCGCCAATGCCTAATGCTTCTTGCATCATTTGTACACCTTCGCCTCTGCAACCTTTGCGTAGTACTCCAATATCATCGATATCAAAATCATCATCACCTGCATCGTCTGCAAGTGTTACTGGGCTACCAAATACTTCCATTGCTTTTGTATAACGCTTCTGACGTGACTCAAGTCCGATGTTACCACCGTTAATTTTCTTAGTCATTTTTACAACGTCATCTGTGTCTGCAATAGAATTTAAATTATTTGCGTCCCAGAACCAACATGCTGATTCAACAGCACCCTTTTCAGTAGCAACATATTCAGCCGCTTGTTCTGCTGTCATGTCTACTGTTGCGCCAAAACGTGTATAGTTTTCACGTCCTGTTAATTGCTTTAGTCCACGTCCTCTAAATAACCAACCGTCACCTTCGTTAACGTTGCCCATTTTATATTTACGAAACTCGTCTTGATAAACATAGTTAGCAATCATCTCTGGGTTACGTGCATATTCTGCCGCATTACGTTTTGGTGCTGGACCAAAGTATCTGCCAAAGACTGCGTTAAGTGCTTTTTCACTATAGTTTAAATTTTCTTGTAAACTACGGAAGTTGTTAGATTCATGTGCGCACTGACTAATAAAGTGTGCGGCACGTCTTACTGTGTTAATACCATACTTAGGCATAATTGCTACAAGAGCTTCATGCCATCCGTCAACGTTATCGTTCCCTGGAATTAATTGTGCCAGGTGTTCTTTTTGTAGTTCAAACATTTTAGATCCTTTTTAAAACGAGACCCTTATCTTTATTCTCAAAGACAAGTTTGTCTCCATACTTACTTATGTTGTAGTCACCAATATACTTGGTCAAAAAGAGTATTTCAGGATAGCTCTCCATTATGTCGAATTTGCCATCAATGTTATCTTTTATATTTACTACATCACCGAAATCAATAAATTCAAAGAATAACGGATCTGAATATTTCTTTGATATACTTAACTTAGTTTCTTTAAGTTCTACTTCGTCTAAAAAGCTCTTATTAAAGAACTCTTTATAATTACTCATTCTTGCTTCTTCAACTTTAATACCATAGTTGTCTGGGTCATTTGGTATAAGTTCTTCTAATGCTTCTTGTGTTACATCATTTGAACGCCAGTTTTTATAGTATCTAAATTTAAAGTCGTCCATTTCAGCAAGACTCTTAACACCATCTATTAGTTCCATGATGTTATTGTGTACTTCTTTATCTCTAGCAAGTTCAACAAACACTTTATATGTGCCGTCACGTTGTTCGCCTGATGTTGCATCTGCGTCTAGTATAAATCCGTAACCTCTTTCTAAGAAAGCCATTAAGTCATCTGCCGCGGCTTTTTCTTTAAGACTAAAGCTCATTGTTACAATGTCTTTATCTTCACCCATTTTGCTTGCAAAAGAGTCAACTTCAAATGTATGATCTAATGTGTCTCTAAGATCGCCTGCTTTTAATCCCATTATACTGTCGCCTCTACTTCAGGTGCTGGAGCCGCCGCTACTGCCGCGTCTGCTGGTTGTTCTTCTGCTTGTGCTTGTGGTGCCGCATCGTTAGCAGGTTGTTCTGCATATGATTCTGTATCCATTTGTCCTACTATATCTATAATAAGTTTCTTAGGCATTTGAATCTCTACTATCCAAATTGGTTTACGATCAAGTTTACCTTTTTTACTACCAGGACGTATATCATCAGGGTTAGTAATTTTTCTAGGAACTAGTATTGTATCTTTCTTAAAGCGTACTTTACAATCATAATCTAGTAAACGCTTGCCTCCCATAGGATCAGGCATATTTTCCTTTTCCCACATAAAGCCACAGGTTACCCAATGTCTATCAATTTGTGGACCCATAGCAAGTTCGCCATCTTCCCAGTTCTTATAAACGTAAAGATCAAGTTCGTCTAGGACTTTTTCAAAGTCTTTTAATACATTAAATGCTGTATTGCTATCATAGATAGATTCAACATTTTTAATAATATTCATTATATCTTGCATGAGTTTGCTTCCAATATTCTTATATACTTATTTATCCGCATAAGTTAGTTAACATATATTTTTATAATGAGTCTACGGAGGTAAATACTTTTGTAGGAGATATAGCCTACGGGTAAACATTTCCTGCTCCAGTTATCCATATAGGAGGACAATTAATGGGTGCAAAGAGAAAAGCTCGTGATAAACGGGTCGCAAACGGTAACAGCAATGTTATCGAATTCAATACTTTTAACAAGAAAACATCAGTACAACTTATTCCAAGAAATAAACATCAAGAAACATATATCCTAAAATTGCTAGATACGACCAAATCAATAGTTTTTGCTATTGGTCCTGCTGGCACGGGTAAAACTATGTTAGCAGTCCAAACGGCTGTGAAGAAGTTTAAAGAAGGTAATATTGATAAGATCATTGTAACAAGACCAGCAGTATCGGTCGACGAAGATCTAGGGTTTTTACCAGGTACGCTAGAACAAAAAATGGCGCCTTGGACAAGACCTATATTTGATGTGTTAAGAGAATATTTTGATGCAAAACAAATTGAAGGCATGATTGAAGAAGGCATAATTGAGATTGCTCCACTAGCATTTATGCGTGGTAGAACTTTCAAAGACGCATATATTATTGCAGATGAAATGCAAAACGCAACCCCTAACCAGATGAAAATGTTATTAACAAGGCTAGGAGATAACTCAGAGATGGTCGTTACTGGTGACTTAGCTCAAGCAGATCGTAAAGTAGATAACGGTTTGATTGACTTTATTCACCAATTTGAATCACACGGTCAAAACAAGCACCTGGACGTAGTCCGTTTCGAACAAGGAGACATTGAAAGGCATGAGGCTGTAAAAGAAGTTTTATCGGTCTATGGCGACGAATAGAATTTTAGGGGAGGCTTAGGCTTCCCCGGTTTCCAAGACTTTCATTGTATTAATTAAGTTATTAACACCATTCTGTCTACCCATACTTAGCAACGGTGCTAAACCTATATCGGTAAGTGTGTTTATACTGAACGACTGACGTTGTGTGTTAGTTGCTTGATTGTACCAATCACAAATCATACCTGCTAGTCCTTTTACAATAGCACTATCTGCTTGACATGTAAATTGACTGTTAGAATACTTAACCCATAAAGAACTTGTACAACCTTTTATAAGATCGTTACTATTCCTTTCGAATTCTTGTACGCTAGATGCAGTAGTTCCGTATTCCATAATGAACTCGTACTTGTCCATTGCTTCCTCTAGTTCAAAGAGGTCTTCATACAAATTTTGAAATTCGAGCATCGGCTTCCTTAATTGCTGTAAACGCTAGTTCTAATTCTTCTTTGGTAGTATAAGCACCCCAACTAACTCTTAATAGCCCTTTGTTGACGCTTATATTGCGTACTAGAGGCTCTGCACAGAGGTTCCCTCCACGTATCATAATATTTTTAGCATCAAGAAGCATTGTAAAATCTTCTATAGTACCGTGTTGTGGCACCATAGTTATAAGTCCTGTTTGGCTTGCGTAAGGATTGTTTTCGCACAAGTCATTAGCAACTACTGCTAGTGCTTTATCATGTGCAAGTATATCACTTTGATTTCTAATAAGCCAATTTAATAAGTTTGGCAAAGTGAATATTGCTTGTAAGTTTGGTGTACCGCTTTCAAATTTTTGTGCGTTAGTTAGATATGTTTCATGTAGATAACTTACTGCTGATACACTGCCACCGCCTGGATGTACTGGTGCTTTTTCTAACCACTTAGGATCAATCATTAAACAACCAAGTCCTGATGGTCCGTATACTTTATGCCAACTCCATGCTACAAAATCAAAACCTTCGTAGTTATGATGTATTTTCCCCATGCTTTGACATGCGTCTACTATTGTAATTGCATTATATTGTCCTGCAATGAATCTTATTCGTTCTAAATCATTGATAGTACCGGTAACATTACCAACGGCAGTTACAGCAATTATCTTAACTTCAGACTGGTCTTCACGTAGAGTTGCTTCTAAATCAGACAAATCTAACACACCAGACTCAGTTAGTTTTATATAATGACAATGATTGTAGCCTGTTGAGTGAAAGGGTAATGTAAGACTGTGATGAAAGTCACCGCCAACAAATACACTAAAGTCATCTTGTCTCCGTGTTGCTAATTGTATTGCGTCATACAATCCTTGTGTTGCACCACTGTTAAAAACAATTCTATCTTGTGGATCAGTAATACCAAGCCACTCGCCTATTTTTTCTTTTGCTGTATGATACTTCTCGTCTATAAATGCACCCATGCTATGCCCACTACGGTGTGCATTTGCTTTATATGTTAGAAACGTTCCTGTGTCAGTAATTACAGTGTCAAGTGTTTGACTTGTAGCGGCACTGTCCAGATACGTTAGGTCAGGGTGTTCTTTAAAAAACGGAAATCTATTTCTCATACAAACTTTCCTTAAGAATATCTTTATAGTTTGTTATGCCTTTACTATGCAAATAGTATCTATCTTCTTGGCTAAGTGTACCAAGTGCATTACCATGTGCGGCTTTAATGTCGTTATTTAAAACAAACATTTCAGGTCGTGCTTGGATTCTGCTTTTATCAAAAGGCCAACTTCTAATTTGCATATCAGTATCTACACCACTTGCGTCTTTAGCAACATAGCAACTAAGAATACAATCAACACTAGCATTGTTTTCAGCATATATTCTTACATTTATCTTACTTAATGAATCTTTCTCAGGATGTACATTAATACTAACAGGACAATGTCCATGTTCTTGTATAACAGTAATATTATATTCTTCGTGATTTTCTACATCTTGCGGATGTAAATTTAACGATATACCGTTTTCGTTTGTGTATATTTTATTATAAGGTTTGGCCATTTGACAACTCTATTTGTTTAGTTGGGTAACTATCTTGTAAAAGTTGATCGTGTGTTACCAGAAACACAATACCACCGTCATCACATACTGACTTAATTAAATCAGTAACTTGTGAACGACTAGACTGTTCTAATCCACTGTCGGGCTCGTCTAACAATAGTACACGAGGCGTTTTTAATTTTGCCTGTGCTAGTTCATTCTTCTTACGTTCGCCACCACTTGCTCCGTGATTGAAATCTCTTTGTGTCCAATCTTCAGGCAATGATAGTTCTTTAAATACACCTTTTGTTTGACGTATGATTTCAATCTTACGTGCATCAGGTGAATCAAACTTTGCAAATTCACTAAACAAAGACAATGTGTTTACACCGTCTAGTGTTGGCGGTGATTGATGTGCAATAAAGAATCCATTACGTGATCTTTCAAAGCATTCCATGTCTAGTACATCTTCACCGTTAAATTCAATTTCTCCATCAACATCAATATCTGGACGTCCCATAATAGTATGTAATAAGGTACTCTTACCACTTCCATTATGCCCTGTAACTAGAATACATTCGCCAGCATTTGCTTCTAAGTCAATACCATCAAGTATTTCTTTTCCGTTAATGCTTGCTTTTAGGTTTTTAATTTTGAGCATTCAATGCCTCCGCTAATGATTTATCATGGAACATATCTACCATGATATCGCTTCCACCTTGGAATTCTCCATCAATATAAAGTTGAGGAATTGTAGGCCATTCACTATATTCTTTAATATTTTCACGTAGTTCAGCATCTGCTAGTACGTTACGTGTTTCAAAGTCAGCACCTAATACTTCTAGTATTTTTACTGCCTTCATACTAAATCCACACGCCGGAGCGTCTTTAGTACCTTTCATAAACAAAACTACTTTGTGTTCGTTTACTAAATTGTCAATTTCTTGTTTTGTCATCCTATACTCCCTTCCATTTGGACTTCTAATAATTTGTTTGCTTCAGCGGCAAACTCTAATGGTAATGTGTTAAGTACTGAATCACAGAAGCCGTTAACAATAGTACTAACTGCTTGTTCAGGATCTAATCCTCTACTCATTAAGTAGTATAACACTTCTTCACTTACTTTACCTGTGCTTGCTTCGTGTTCAATTTGTGCTGTTTCATTAGCAACATCAGTATACGGAATAGTATTACTAATACTATTACCACCAATCATTAAACTATCGCACTGTGTAAAGTTCTTTGCGTTGTCAGCACCAGCACCCATTTTAACTAAGCCACGGTATGTATTTTTACTGTAACCTAATCCAATGCCTTTTGAAACAATAGTGCTTTTGGTATTCTTACCAATGTGCCACATCTTTGTTCCTGTGTCTGCTTGTTGTCTACCTTTGGTTACTGCAACACTGTAGAACTCTCCTACACTGCCGTCACCTTTAAGTATACAACTTGGGTACTTCCAAGTAACTGCACTACCTGTTTCAACTTGTGTCCAAGTAACACGACTGTTGTTGCCTCTACACATTGCACGTTTAGTTACAAAATTGTATATACCGCCTTTGCCATTTTCATCGCCTGGGTACCAATTTTGTACTGTGCTGTATTTTATTTCAGCATTTTCTAAAGTAACAAGTTCTACTACTGCGGCATGTAATTGATTTTCATCACGCATTGGTGCAGTACAACCTTCTAAGTAACTTACATAACTATCGTCGTCTGCAATAATAAGTGTGCGTTCAAACTGTCCTGTGTGTTCAGCATTGATTCTAAAGTATGTGCTTAGTTCCATTGGACACGTTGTGCCTTTTGGAATGTACACAAAACTACCATCTGAAAATACTGCACTGTTAAGACAACTAAAGTAATTGTCTTTTTGTGGAACAACACTGCCTAAATACTTTTTAACTAAGTCTGGATAGTCTTTTACTGCTTCACTAATACTACAAAATATTACACCGTCTTCTAAAAGTATATCTTTAAAAGTAGTTGTAACACTTACACTGTCGTATACTGCATCAACAGCAACACCTGCTAGTTTTGCTTGTTCGTCTAATGGAATACCTAGTTTAGCAAAGTCTGCTAAAATTTCTGGATCTACTTCGTCCAAACTGTTTAGTAATTTTTTAGGACGACTGTGGTAATACAATTCATCATATTTAATTTTTGGATAATCTACTTCTGCCCAATTAGGTTCTTTCATAGTCTGTAAGGCTGTAAACGCTTTAAGTCGCCATTCTAATAACCACTCAGGCTCGTTGTTCTTATCGCTTATCAATCTAATTGTTTCTTCAGAAAGTCCCTTACCAAGGTATTCTGTCTCTACATTGGAAGACCAACCAGCAGTATACTCTTGTGAAACTTCTTTTTCTTCAATCATTATGTATCACCTTTACTTTAGATTTCTTTAAAAATTCTATACCTACGCTACTTCGATATGCATCTTTATAATATACAGTACTTATACCGCTCTGGTATATTAACTTAGCACATTCGATACAAGGAGCATGAGTACACAGTAATGTGGCATTTTTACCACTTTCGTGTGAACTTGCTAACTTTGCAATAGCATTACTTTCTGCATGTAATACTTCAGGCTTAGATTTAAAGTGTTCATCTTCGCATGTATTATCCCATCCTGTGGGCATACCATTATAACCAATACTAATAATGCGATCATCTTTAACAACAACAGCACCTACTTGTAAACGTTTGGCATGACTTAACTGTGCAAATCTTTCTGCTACGTCCATGTATGCATCTATAAACTTCTGCTTCATCTTTTTAATTGCTCAATCAAGTGTTCGTTTCTAGTATAGATATATTCCCAACTGCGTCCTTTAATAGGAGGTTTACCTAAATCATCATAATACGTGTGTTGAACATAGTACGGCGTTAGCCACATAAGTTTATGTGACCCACTGCGTGTAGGCCACCAAGCAAACTTTTCTTCAACAGTTCTCTGCGGATCAGCTTGCCAGTTTGCTCCCATCATAAACTCTTTGCGATCGGAAACACTTCTGCTATTACTGTTGCACATGCTTTTGCAACATCCATATGTTCTTTTTGTGTACCATTAGCACTGCGTAAATCAATGTAGTGTATCCAACTACGCAATGTACCGTTCATATACAAACGTGTTTTAGTAAGACCTTCTGGCAATACTTTACGTGCTACTTCTTTAGCAATACCATTTTCGATTGCCCAGTCATATGCACGACCACATGTATAAATTACATCTTGTTGTAATTCTTCCCACTTGACTACTAGTTCAGCCATACCATCTTCTGACAAGTCTAATTCAATAGAGTTTTGTCTATTTTTAATATCCTGCATACGTGGTTCACTTGTAATAAACACTTCGCCCATTTCACCTGGCTCTGCATAGCGTTGACTGAATTCTTGAAACGCAAAACTTCTGTGTCGCACAATTTGGTGTGCAATGTCTCTTGTAGTTTCAATTTCAATTACAGCATTTACCATTTCTAACGGTGACCAATGCTGATGTTTGATCAAATACTTAATCAAACGTTCACTTGTTTCTGTATTAATTTGTGCCGCAGGGTTTGATACCTTTGCACAAAATGCAACAAGCTCTTGAAGATCTGTTAAACCTTCTTGTGCAAATTCTGGTGTTGCTTGCGAATAACTTACTAGTTTAGCCATGTTTACTTAAATCCTCTCCATTGCGACCACGGTCTCTATTACCGTCGCCATTAAGCTCTGTTAAATCTTGTTGTTTTATTTTTTGATCTTTGTTGCCAAAGATTTTATCATAGTTGTCTCGATACTTTTCTGTAGGAGTCTTGCTTCTTAGTTCGTCCCCAGTTATATCGTTTCGTGTCGTCATTTTATTTCCTTAAGAGGTATAATACCAAACTCTTCATATTTGTTAGGATATCCATCCCATTTGTCGTGGTCGTCCAAAGGCGCAATTTGTTCAGCAAGTACCGGAGCACCTGAATCAACAACTTTACGGTTTATGTCATCCCACTTCTCTCGTTCTTCACTACGCAATTCAGTATCCTCAAAGATAGCACCAACTGGACATTCTGGAACACAGACTCCACAGTCAATACATTCTTCAGGATTGATTGCGAGAAAGTTTTCTGCCTCATAGAAGCAGTCAACTGGACAGACTGCTACACAGTCTGTATGTTTGCATTTAATGCAGTTGTCTGTTACTAAGTATGTCACTACAACCTCGCTAGTTTAATTAGCACTGCGGCTAAGTTTATCTCCGGATCAACAACAAGTGTATGATCCACCAGTCCTTGTTTAATAATTAGCACTGCTTGATCCTGCTGGGTATCATCTCCGAACAGCGATATGTTATCATACAACCATCGGTAAACTTCTTCCATCTCTTCAGGACGAATAGCGCCACATAGCAATTTACGTGCTTCTTGAATCTTGCCTGCTTTAAACAATTCAACCATGTCAAGTTTCCAATCACTTTCACCTGTATCTCCTTCATTAGGAGCAAGTAGTGATCCGTCTTGCACGTTCATCTGTACCATATTTATGCACTTACGTAAGTCAGGGTATGTTGCTTTTACATAGGTATCGAGCGTATCCAAATCAGGAGTAACACCTTCGGTAATAAGTATTTCAGCGACTCGAGCTGTGAACTCTGTTTGGTCAATTTTAGCAATGTGAAAACCTTGACACCTACTATGCAAAGCGGGAATAACACGATTTGGATAGTTACAAGTAAGAATGAAACGAGAAGTAGTATGATACTCTTCCATAACACCACGCAACGCCGCTTGAGCGTTTGGGCTAAGATAGTCTGCCTCATCTAGTAATACAACCTTAAAGTCCCCAAATGGGATCATCTGTACAAAGTTTACAATTTTATCACGTACATCATCTACTGAGTTTGTTCGCGATGCGTTTATTTCTAAAATGTCTAAGTCATTCAAATCTAATTCATTAAACAATAATTTAGCAAGTGTTGTCTTACCAATACCTGCGTTACCACTAAACAGCAAATGCGGAATAGTTTTTTCTTTAATCCAGTTTTTTACTTGACTGCGTTGTGCTTCATCACGAAATACGTAACCATCTACTGTTTTCGGACGATACTTTTCTACCCATAATTCTTTCATCTGTTTTCCTGTTGTAATCTAAATTGACAATACATATGTCCCCACAAGTATTCGTATATCATATATGCTAGTATAGCACCAAAGATAGGAATTGTAAAGAAGAAATACATAATAAGATATGCGTATACTACTGCCGCCGGATAGTCATACCATCTAATCAAATTATTCGTCTCCGCGTTCTTTGGCTTCTTTCTTCTTTTTACGTCTTGCGTAAAATCCGCCTTTGTAATCAATTTCTTCAGAACGTTGTCCTGCTTCGTAGTAGGTTATCTTTCCGCCGTTTTTTAAATATTCTTGGACGAGTCTATCGTCTGCGGTCTCCTCTTTTGCTACACGTTTCACCTTTGTACTCCTAACTCCTTGTACGCAACCTGGATTGCTTTTGATTGATAATAAGCATCCGCTAGTGCGTTATGCAAATCGTTTTGTATTGCTTTACGTGGATCTTTCTCGCAACATGCAAAAAGTGTTCTAGAATCTCTTATTTGCCAGAAGTTCCACGGAATAGGTTTTCCGCCTTGGCGGAACATGTCTTCCATAATGGTATAGTCAAAACCGTATCCTTGTCCCCAAAACGTATCAACACCAACACTAAACTTACTAATTTGCTTTAAAGCCTCATCTACTGTAACTGCTCCTGTTTGGTCAAACGCTTCTTCACGTATCTCCGGTTTTTGTTTCGCCCACCACTCTATGGTGTCGTCACTTGCACTGCGACCTAACCTATCTTGGTCGTCTATGCTAATTTTAATATAGAATTCTGAGTGCGGTTCGCCGTTAGTTTTTGGATCAAACTTAACACCACCTAGACTTAATACAGTAGCACCTGGCTTTGTATCAATAGTTTCTAAGTCAATTGTTGCGTGAATAGCCATTTTTATTTCCTATTCTCTTGTCCAATGCCTGAAATAATTAACATTACATATAGCAAAGGCCAGCCCCAACCTGTAATGTATCCGCTTAAATGTAGTACTAATAGGGCTACGCCTGTTGCACCGGTAGTACCAATACCGCTTGTTTGCGATGATATTTTCATAGAATCTCCTAACGTTTATACATATTATAACGCATAAACTGTTAGGAGTCAAGTATTATTTTAAGTTTTTAGATAAAATTGGTAAGTTCAGGTGCTTTCCAGCCTTCTGGCTTTAGTACTTTACCATCTTCACGTTTAATAACTTTGCCTGTAGTTGGATCTATTTTAGCAAAGTTTGTGTCCATTACTTCTTTCCATGCACCTTCGGCGTTCATTCCGCCTGCTCGAACTGCACCTATTGTAACAACTAAGATATCAATCAATGCATCTAACTGTTCAATTCTGTCGTTGTCTGCAATAGCATCTTCTAGTTCGCCTACTTCTTCTCGAATTAAATCAAGATACATCTTATAGTTTGCTTCGCTTGGTGCTTGATCGCATGCCGTTGCGAATTTATTAATATCTTCAAATACGTTTGTCATTTGTTTCCTTATGCGTTTATGAAATCTTGTGGATTGATATCTACTGATCCACCGTTGGCTGTTTCGTCGCCAATTTGATGATCGTTTGGTTTTTCGTCTGCCATTGCTAGTATACATTCATCGTCTACCATATGAATTGTAATTTCGCCTTCGTCGTCTGTTTCAACTTTCATACCACGTGTCCAACGTCCATGTTCAATTAGAACCCATTGATTCTTTTCGTACGGATCATTGTTCTCAGGTCCTTTAGAATAAACTCTAGCCCAACGTGGATATATGCCACGCTGTTTACCGTCGTCGCCTGCGATAATAATTCCACCTCTAGTAACTTGTTCACCAAAGTGCATATCAGTTACAAGTACTCGCTTACCGATTGCTCTTAAATTACCTTTTATTGCGTTTACATTAGTTGGCATTGTTTTCCTCTTATTTTGTGTTGTCCCACCAGAGCCATCCGGTGATAATATATTTTGTATCTTCTTTTGCTATTTGTCCACGGTGTATATGTGTAAGTCCCGCAGGCCAAATAACTGTTTTGCCTTTTACTGCTTTTGTAGTTATCTCTTGGTGCATAAACTCAGTACCCCCATCTGGCACATCATTTAAGTAAGTCATATACACTAGAGCTCTATCACATGAAAGTTGTGTACCATCACAATGCCATTTATAAAAACCATCTCCTGGTTCATAGCATTGTATTTGTGGTAACTGTTGCATTGCAAGTTTACCAGCAAACTTTAAAGTTTGATACTTTTCTAAATATTGATCAATAAATCCACACAGTTCTGTGTGATAGTCTGGCCACTTAAACATTTCTGCAGGGCCAAGTTTTTCTGCTTCATGCATTGGAAAGTCTACACTTTTCTTTGTAGAATGATCAACGGTGTCTGAGTCTCCAACAACACCGTCATTCGTTAAACCTCTTTTATAGCCTTCTTGATAAAGACCTAATAATGCATTGCAAATTGATTTATCGTTGAGCTCGTACTCCTCAATAAAACTGGGTAGCATCTACTCACCTTTTGGTACAAAATTTCCGTTGTCGTCTTCGATCCATTCTTGATCATCGCCAAATTCTTCTGCTTCTTTTGCAGTAGGTTCTGGAGCCTGTTCAACTTTTGCTTGCGCTCTAGTTTGCTTTTTTGCTTTAGGCTTTTCTTCTACAACTTCATCTGCTTGTATAGGTGCTGGTGATCTGCCAGGCATTTCTTCGTGTGCTATAGCATTGTTTGTTTCGTAGTACTCACGCATAAGTTCTTCACGCTTCTTAATGATTTTGCCACCTGGGCCAATTTCATCACCACGTGCATTTACTCTTGCATTACCTACTGCTGGTGTTAATTCGTTACGTGCTTGTAAAAGATCCATATCGACCATTTTACCACGCATGGTTTTATAAGTTTTTCTGCTGTTACCTTTTAGTGCCATTTTATTCTCCTAATGGGGTTATATACGTATTTATCTAAGGAACTCACGCCAATCCAGGTCATATTGGATTGAGTTTATTTTGTGTACTCCTATTATGTACAGTACATATGATGCTACTGAACTACCTCTACCTACACCCCATACAATATCATTCTCACGCATAAAGTCTACAAGATATATCATATAGCGTAATAGATTGTGCATATCACGTTCGCCATATGCTTCCATTTCTTCCCATATACGATCTTGTACGTGTTGTGGGCAGGGTGTTTCTGCTTTGCCTAGTACATATTCATATACATTAATGTCTTTGTATTCATCAGGCATAAACCATTCACTTTGACATACACCGTCAAAAGTCTGTTGATCTACATCTAATGGAATATATTTTTGTAATTTGTTAAGGCCTTGTTCTTCCATTGCCTTATTAAATTGTTCCACGTCATCACTTGGATCGCACAGAACTACATGCACTTTGTCTGCATGTCCTGTATAGATCATATCTACTAGATCCTTGTTAGAGAATCGTGGGATACCGAAAGAGTCTGTTTTCATAAGCATACAGTTAGTTTAACTGATATTAATTAAATTGTCAAGTCCTGATTCACCATTATCTTGGTTTTCTTGTTGACGCTTCTTTTCTGCTACCATACGTGTTTCTAATTCTAGTTTGTACGTATCTAGTAGCATTGATATTTGTTCGTGTACTTGAGGATTGCGAGTTTGGAAAAATCGCTTGTTTAAAACTAAAATTTTATCTTCTATTTCACTGGTAGAGAGATTGTCAGTACTTTCGAACAACGGGTGCATTATGCATATGCGCCTATATAGTCAGCAAAGTATACGCTACCGTTAGTTGTCCAAATTTCAAATATATGTACTTTAGAACTATTTGTTACAGGAGTTGACCAAAAACTTGATTCACTAAATTTAATTGTAACACTAGGGCTCCACGCTATTGTATAAGATGCATCACTTGAAACTTCTAATATAACTTTTTGGTATGGACCAGCATATGCATAGCCAGTAATATCAAATGTAGCAGTGTTTGCAGTTGTGTTACTGCTTGATAATGAAATAGTATGATAGTCACCATCTGCAAAATCAATTTCAGTTCCAGTAGTTATATTCTTTTTAGTTTTAGTAAGTGCTTTTACGTTTGGATTTGCAATAGTAACTGTATTAGTAGACGACTGAACATATGTTACGTCCTCATCTTTTCTAACAATATTAGTTTCTATATCTTCTAATCTTGTTTTAACAGCATTATTGTTTGTATTGATAACAGTAAAGTTATCTCTAAATCCTTGGCTATCGTTGTCTTGCCCTGGTACTGGAAATTCTACATCCAAATCTGTTATGTTAATTGGATTGTTTGCTGGTACGTCTGACATAATCTATATTCTCCTGTTGCAGTATTTATCGTAGTTAGACGTTAAAGTCGTAATTTGCGAATAGTATATACTGATCGTTGCTGTTTCCTCTAGTGCTATCTATGATATATCTATCAACTTCAAAGTTAATTGATTTAAAATCAAATGCACTATTTTTTATATTTAATAAAATTTCATCTGCTGTTCCTGGTTTACAGTAAGTTAATACTACTGCTGGCGTATATCCAAGAGCTTCAATATTGTTTTCTTGTGGTGTACGCATCCATAATGGTAAAAAGTTATTATCTGTTTCACCTACAGCGGCTATTCTATTTCTCATATTAGTTATGTTACTAATATATTTTTGTTGTTGTTTGTCCTCATCTACTTTAATTGCATCACTATCAATCTTAAGTGTATTGGTTATTGGTCTTTGTCTAATAGGACTATTGTCAACTACGCCACTTGTATTGTCAAGTGTTTCGTATTGTATGCTGTTTATTGTTCTATCAATTTTACTTTTTACTTTTAATGTTGATTGAACATTGCCTGAACTATGATCTTGTGGATCTATTACTTCAATGTATACAACTTCGTATACTGGTATTTTAGTTCCAAGTTCATATGCTACTGCTTTTTTAATACTACCAAATTTAAATTGTTTGCGTTTATGATTTTTGGCAGCCGCCGCAACAAACTTGTTCATGTCAACAGTTTCAATTCCTGCATACATTAACATTTTTAAATCAGACTGTGTTCCAAATCCTGTATCGTTTGGTCTGTAAATTTTTGCTGGATCAAAAACAATAGGATCACTAATAAAACTATTATATAAGAATTTTTGTTGCGATCCAAGAAATGCTTTAACTATAATGTTACTGAATACTAAATCATTAGGATCATTAATTACAATAGTAAAGTCTCTTCTAATAGCACTAAATCCATATTGATCTTCAGCTCTTGTTTTAAATGTGTAAGTTTTATCAATACTTGTAGTATTACCGTCAAACAACATATCGTTTGAATCAAATGTAGTTAAACCACTTACTGCAAATCCTGCGTACACTTCCCATTTTGCAGTATCACTTATAAACTCTGCTTGACTAGTGTGTGCAATTAAACATTTATATTTTGTTGAGCCTACTTTAACAATGTCATCACTAACATATGCTCTGTTTGTTTTCCAAAAACTTTTATATCTGTTTTCACCAAACTGTTGTACCTTACCAAATATTTCACCGTCGAGTGCTAAAGATAATCCTGGTGGCAATCTGCCTTCTTCTTTTATATATCTTACGTTTGCGCCTTGAACACTTGTAGTAGCATTTATACTAAATGTACTTGTTAGGTTAGCATTAATAGTTCCTAATGCTTTAGGACTTATCCAATTAAGTGTACTATCTATTTTACCTAATAACTTAACTGTAAATGTTTTGTCTTTTGGTGAAGAGTTTGTATCTTCTTTGCCAGGTATTGTTACAGTAGTTGTAAACGTTTCGTCTACATTTAAACGTGCATCTAATGCTTTTGTAAAAATTAAAACATCAAACAAATAACTTGCGTTATTAATTTCGCTTACTGTATATAATGTACCTTTAAGGTTAAAAGTTTTACCTTTTAGTTTAGCAAGATAAGGACTCTTCTTAATTCTTAGTGTGTACGCACCGCCGGCTTGTTTAACTAAACTTTCGTTTGTTCCACTAGTAGGACCTGATGATGTAAATATTGTTCCAATATTATTATTTGCCGCACCAACAGTTGTATAATCTGTAGTACCATATACACTTACAATTTCATAATTTTTACCTGCCTTCATTTTTGTTGCAGGAGTTCTATTCTGTGGGTATGTTGTTTCGTATACTTCGAAACTTAAATCTTCTGTGTTTGTTGCAGGACCAACATAACGTGTTGCTGTAACTGTAAACTTATATTCTTTAGTAACATTAGGCTGATAAGGAACTATGCCTGCTAGTTCGCCAGTGCCTGTATCTAGTGTCATGCCTGGTGGTATAGAACTTTGACTACCGTCATCGTTTGTATCTTTTAATGCATATGTAATAAATCCTAATGTATTACTAGCATCAATTGTATCAAGATATAATGTTACATAATTATCAGCTCTACGATAACCTAAGTCTGCAGGTGTAAGCCATATAGGTGTTCTTACAAAAGTTGCATCAGCACCAAATAAAGTGTTACCCGATTGCATAATAGTATTGTCTGAACGTAGGAAGTCATCACCTACAACATATATTCTAAACAATCTTTTTTGTATTGTGTCTCCGTCACTTACACTTACACGGAATTGATAGTTTCTATTTAATTTTTTAGGTGACTTAGTAGCAACACTTTTATCATAGAATTCAATATCATAATAAAAACTGTCGTAACCATTTGCAGGCCTTGTACCAAAATCAAAAGGAAATGCACCATAAGGACTATCATCATAAAATCCTTGCTGTGCCGCTTTGTCTAATGCAAGTACAGGATCTACAACGCCAACAATTCTACCATCTCTAGTAAGTTGTATGCCTGGCGGTAATTCGCCATCGCCACTAGCAATAAAGTATTCTAGTGTTTCGCCTGCTTCTGTATCTGTATCAGTTGCAATTAATTGAAAGTCAATTGGCGCACTATCAAGTATGTAGTATGTTTCATTGTTTCCAATTGGAAGTGAACCTGCTGTAGTTCCCCATATAGGTTGATCAGCACCTTTAACGCTAACATTATATGTTCGGTCTTCGATGTTGCCATCTTTACTTGCTCGTAGAACAAATTTAAAATCTGTTTCTCGTGCTACTTCTAAAGGTGTTCCCTGAAGTGTTCCTTCTTTAATTCTAAGTCCTGGGGGCAAACTTCCGCTTATAATACTAATAGTGCTACCAGTTATTACACCTAAATCAATAGGCAACAGGCCAGCCGATCTATTTTCACCCGTTTTAGCTGGGCGAAGTGTCTGACCTTCTTCTACTTCTCGAAGAGTAATGTTATTTGCTAGTGTCCACAGAGCCATACAAAAAATCCTTTATATAGCATATTTATCGTCTCTTGACTTACAATCCGTCGCCAAGATCTAAACTTACATTTGTGCCGCCACCTGCAATAGCACCAAAGTCTACAACTGCTGTTTGGAACATAAAGTCGTATAAGTTAGTTACTGTAACAGGCGTAATAGATCCAAAGTTCCAACTGTTTGTAGGTTCTTTATAATAGTTAAGATCTCTTATATCAATGTTATGTACATTACCTGTTAAGTCGCCTGCAAAGTTTGCTGTTACTGTTGTTGCGTTTATTAAACCAACGTTACCTAAATTGTATCCGTCGGCGTTAAGGCCTGCCGCAAGTCTTGGTGCTGGGTCATCTTGTAATGATCCTAACGCACTTGAGTCGATAGTAATATTGCTACCATTTACTGTTGTTGAAATAAGTGTTCCACCTTGGACTGTGTAACCATTATTTTCTGTTACTGTTAAACTACCAGTATCGGCAGCCACAATAAATTGTGTAACACCTGCATCAACGTTTACAGTAATTTCATTATCTGTAGATGCTAGTGTTACATTGTTTCCGCCTACTAATGATTTAAATTGTAATTCGGCAACATTTGAACTGGCATATAATCCTTCGCCACTTCCTAAATTAAGAACAGTAGTTGCTTCTGGTGTTCTTAAATCTAGATCGTTAAAGTTAAAAACAACTTTTTCAAATGCTTCTCTTAGATCATCACCTGTGCCGTCATTTGCAACTCCGCCTAGGTTTATAGTTTTTAGTGCCATGTTTGTCTCCGCTTTACTATATTTATTACATACGTCCTACAACTACTTCAATGACACCTTTGCCATCGCTGTCTTTGCTTTCGACTGCTTTACCAATTACTGTACCTAGTTTAGGATCATTATCAACCATTGCATAACCTGGTATTGCACTTGTTACAAGCATGTCACCTTTTTCAACAGTGCCAATAACTTTACAAGGTACACGCCCTGTTAGTGCCAGTTCAACAACTGTATCACCTTTTAGTGCATTGTTCATTAAGTATGCAGGATCTGTTGAAACAACACCTGCAACCTTACGATCACCTTTTGCTGTACAAATTGTAACTTCATTGTCGCCACCAAATACTAATACTGTACCTGGCTCGTATGCTTGATCACCTACATATTTCTCAGCCAAGTCAGCAAAGTTAGCTGAACTTGCTGTACCACTAAAGTTAGTTGCTGTTAGTGTTGAATCACTAGGTCTGTATTTTAAACCATTTCCACCATCTTTATCAATGCTTAGTGATTGTGATGCACCGTTTGAATCTGTAAATGTAATAAAATAGTCACTAGCACTAGAGTTAGTATTAGAAACTGCTATATTTGCACTTGCACCATTTGATACTGCATTAGCAACATCAGTTGTAGTTGCATAGTTATTATTACTAAGATATGTTGATACTCTAGTGTCTGTGTAGTATAAGTTAGTACCTTCTGATAAGTCAGCAGTATCATGGTTTGATAAACTAGATACTTGACCAGTAACGTCTCCAGTAAATGTAGCATCGTCTCCATCAGTTCCTGCTTCAAGTATTTTACTTGTTCCGTCACTTGCGTAAATGTCTGCTGTTAATAATCCAATACTACTTAAATTGCTACTACCAATGTTAATTGTATCTGCGCCAAGTTGACCGTTTAATGTTAAGTTACCGTTACTTGGATTCAGTTTAAAGTTAGCAGTAGTAAATGCCGCATGTCCTGTTCTAGATGTATGAGCTGGGTTACTTGTTACCCATAGTGGATAAACATCTGCATCTGTTGCAGTACCATCTTCCTGCGATGATTGAAGTGTGTCTGCAACACCTGCAGTATCAACACCACCTGTTAATGGACCATTAAACTTACCATAGAACACACTAGCGTTAGCATCTGAGCCAGCTAGTACTGTACCTACATCAACAATTACGTTACCACTACTGTCTTTAATATCACCGTGATGTGTACCATAGTTATCAGTAACATATGCTTTACTCCAAGGAGTACCACTTGTACCAAGAGTCTCTGTATTATTTGCTACTATGTTAGCACTAGATGTTATTGTATCACTAATTACAAGTCTATTAGCAGTTGTACTTACGCCACTTGCTGTAGCAAACACAATATTACTTCTCTCGCCGGAGTTAGTTACTTCAGTAGCATTTGCAGTAATAGTTGATTTTATTTGATCTAGTGTAGTTGATACTGCACCATTACTTTGGAAAGTAATAACACCTAAGTCATCACCACCAGCAACATTGTCAGTTGTTTTTTGGAATTTTAAATTAAATCCTGCCGCACCGTTATCATCAAGTCTAAGTTCTAATACTTCGTCAGTGATAATAGCGTTTGTTGTAATAGTATCTGTAACTGCATTTCCTAATTCAATGTTACCATTAAACGCAACATTACCAGTAACAGTTAAGTCATTATCAATTAGAACATTGTTACTAAATTGAGCATTACCATCATTTTCCATATCGAAAGTTAATGCGTCAAACATAGTACCGGCATCGTTGCCACGTATACTTAATATTTTATCTTGTTCTAGATAATCTAGATTTAAACCATTTGCAGTATTAGCAAACTTAAATATGTCAGCTGTTGCATCTTTAATTACAACGTCACCACCATTTGCATTAAGTTCAATGTCAAGCTCTGCATCTAATACAATGTTACCTGTTGCTTCAACAGTAAAGGCTTTTTCTGTTCCGTTAACATCAATAGTAAACGCACCCTGTGTTGTAAGCTCTTGAGCATCTTCAGTAGTAGCAAAGTTTAATCTTTCATCAGTACCGTCTTTGAATATAACATTCTCGCCAGCTGGGTTAAGTATAATGTCACCACCTGTACCAGGAGCAACTGTAACAGTTTCAATTTCAAAGTCACCGTTAGTTCTACTAATTTTATTACCATCAAACACACTGTCGTCAACTGTAATGCCAGCGTTTGCTGTAACAGCTTCACTAACACCCAACGTACCAACAATACTAGTATTACCTGTATTACCTGCTACACTAAATTTAACATCTGTGCCATCAACAATATTAAATGAGTTATATACGCTAGTTGAACCGTTTAAAATTTTAACACGAGTTACTTCGTTAGTACCTAGTAAAATTTCTGTTTCTTTTACTTTAAATGCATCAGTATAACCAGCAACTACTAAACCAATCTCTTTTACACCAGTGTGTCTACCACCAGCGCCAATTGATATACCAGTACCTTCACTTGTAAGTTCACCTGGTGCTTGAATGTAGTTTGTGTAAACCCAAGGTGTAACTAAGTATGGTTCACTATTTGATTGAGTAGGACCTTCAGTGTTCTGTTGGAAGTTACCTGCAAATCCACCATAGTTAATAGGATCTTTAAGAATAGTTGTTGAACCAATTTGTACTGAAGCATTTGGTATGCTAACTGTACTCTTATCTGAAAGTGGTGTATTAGCTGATGGTGCAGTACCTTCAATTTGTATACTTAAATGATCGTTTGGAGTGTATATAGAAAGTGTGTCACTTTGTGTATCTAGTACTCTGCGACTATCTACTAATAAACCTCTAGGGTTAATCCAACCACCTAAGTTAAGTGTATTATCTACACCTGAAATTGTGTCACCGTTTTTAAGTGTTCTAACTATACTATCGTCTGAACCTGTTTTACTAATTATACTAGATCCATAAACTCCGTCACGTATTTTAACAAGTGCTGAGCCTAGTAAATTCTGTGAAGTAATAACTGATGTTGGAACACTTTGTGTACCTAATGCACTACCACTTACAATTTGTAGTTGTCCTGTAGTATTAAATGTTCCTGCTGTATCTACAAGCACCAATTCGTTTTCAGTATTTACTGCACCTTGTATAGTACCTGTAGCACCTGTGTTACCTACCTGTGTAATATTAGTACCGTCTGGTAAAGTAAGTTCTCCAGTAGTAACAATAATTGTACCTGAAACTTTTGTTAGTACACTATCGTTAAAGTCTTTATCTTGTAGACCTCCACCTTCATCAACTACTAAACTAAATGGTATAGCTCTAGCAATACCACTTTCGCCTGCACCTTCTTGTTCACCATCAAAGTCAATATCAGCACGACCAATAAGTGTTTTCTCTGGTAAGTCTTGTATCTTATCAAAAGTAATACCACGGTCTTTAACATTTATAAAGCCTGTATTTAATATTGTATTAATAGTTGTATTACTTTGTGCATCAGCATCTTGTGTATAGTCACTTTGGTTAATAGATATTCTTGTAAGTCTATTTGCACCAGCATTACCAATAGTAAATGCTGTTGATACTCTAACTTTAATTTGGTTAACGCCTGTGTCAGTAGCAACTACGTATGCTTCTTTTGCACCAGCAGTTTGTGTAATAACATCATTGACTGCTAGTGATGCAATAAACGCTGTAACGTCAGCACCTTGTAGTGTCCAAATTTGATCTTCAGCAAACACATCTGCATTAAATGCCGCTAAACCTTGATTGGCTTGTTTTGTACGTTGTCCTGCTGTACTTGCATCTTCAAAGTTATTACTGTTAGTAAGTACAGGAGCATTATTCATATCAAGTTTTGATTGTATAATGTCTGCTTCGTTGTTTACATCAGCATTAATAATACTTTGTGCTTGTAGTTGTAGGTTAACTTTAGTTGAACCTGGGTCTAATAATTGACCATTGCTATCCATTGTACCACGTATACGCTCGACTGCAATGTTAACATCACTTCTTGTTGTACTTCCTGGTACGCCATCACCTGACAGATTTGATTCACTTGCGTTTGCAAATTCTAATGTAGTTGTTACAACTGCACCATCAAAGCCGCCTGTTGTATTACCATATGCACCATCTGTATTCTCTATCTTTTCATTACTAAAGTCTGATACAGTTGGTATTGTTATTGATAATGGGTAAACTGTTGTTGAAACTGCTGTACCAAACAAGTCTGTAATTGTTAATACGTTTGCACTATTACCAGCAACAAATGTACCAGTTGTGTTAATTAAACGTATTTCATTACCTTGTGTTACTTGTCTATTTTCATTTGTTGTACTTTGATCTTGTTCCCAAAGTATTTCACCTGTAGCACCTGTGCCAGACTGTGTAACAGTAAATCCTCTTTGTGCTGTTAAGTTATTGTTAGCACCACTAGTTTGAATACTTGTAATTTGTAATGGTGAGTATGTTAGTACATATATTTCTTCACCGTTATCAAGTGTCTTGGCTTCTAGGTCTTCAATGTATGCCGCTGTTTCAGAAGCAACACCAGTAATTAATTGTCCAATTCTCCAATCATCTGGGTTACCAATTGTTTGTTTAACATAGACTCTTCTGTTACCTGTAAGTACTAATAAATCGTTTTTACCATAATCATCTTCAAAACTAATATCATTTAGTTCAATGTCTTTAAGTTCTTGAACTTCGTCATTAGCAAAAACACGCTTATCAACATATTGTTTTGTAGTTGCATCTAAGTCATCAGTTGGATCTGCTAACTGTACAAGTCTACCTGACTGCATGTTCAGTGTATGATTTGGATTGTTATTTGAATCTCTTGTAATTGTTAGTATTGGATTCTTTTGTGGAAGGAAGCCATCACCTAAGAGTGCCGCCTTAACATTCATATTTCTATCAAATCCAAGACGTCTATCAATGTATTGTTCTACAGCATATGATGTTGGAACTGTACTGTTATCAATTGGTGACATACCGTTATCACCAGTGAACTTACTAATTGTTTCACCATCTCTAAATCCTAGTCCGTCTAAGCCTGAGATATTAATTTGTGCCGCAAACTTAACTGTACCTGTACCTTGGTCAACTTCAAAGAACTTACCAACTCTAAAGAATCCATCTTCGTCTGTTGACATAACAAACACACGCCCTTTGCCTCTTTCCCAAACTTGAGATTTTTCAGCTACGTCGGAGTTAGTATATGCTTCTGCTTTTGCTTCTGAAGGGTTACCAAATAGTATGTTTGGATAGTTACTAGTGTTAAATCCACCAGTACCAATGTTACTAAAGTCATGTCCTGTTGCTCTGTTAAGTGAAATATTAACAGTAATACTTGCACCAATACCGTCCTGCGCACCAACACTTAAAACAACTTGTTGTGTACTACCTATGTCTAATGGACGAGCAATACCTGTACCTGGAGGTGTTGGATTTACTTGTGTGTTCTTATCAACTAATGCCGCCGCACCAACTTCAAAGTATGGGAAGCCTGTTAATTGTGTTCCGGCTGCCGGAGTACCTTGTGTATTACCTTCACCATCATGGTATGCTACAACAACATGTACTCTGTCTTTCCAACCAAATATCATTGAACCGCTGTTAAGTCTGCCCAAAGAATCTGCATCAGTTACAGGACTTGTAAGAGCAACTTTTGTATCACCTGCTGTTGCACCGAATGTTGCAGTGTTACTAAATTCTACAACGTCTGTTACTGTTGTACTTGTTGCATTTATTGTAATAGAGCTTGTAGTAAATGATGTTCCGTTCCAATCACTTAGGTAAATTACAGTAGCACCTGCTTGTGATTCTGTAACAACACCACTTGCACTTCCTTGTGTAACTACATCACCACGTGTTACTGCAACTCCAGCACCTAGTGTTAGTTTAACTTGTGATTCAAATTTAGACTTTGCAACTGTTGCTAATATGTATTTGTAGTTGTCATCAAATGTTACAAGGTTAAATCCTGAAGGTAATGTTTGATCTGCTGTATCGCCCCATGATGAAATTGCTTGCTCATTAAATGCAAGTGATCTATAAACCTTAGAACCTTCTGATAATACAACTGCTGTTGAAGGACGAATGTCTGTACTTTCAACATTGTCAAATATAACTTTAGCTCTTGTTCTAATAACAACTGACTCGCCACCATATAACTGTTGTGCTAGTCCGCCTGTTGCACTAGTACTATCTGATGTTTGGTTACTAAATGTAATTTTCCAAACAGCACCATTGCCACCTTTTAGAGGAAGTCCACTAGTATCAGAACTACTGTCAATAGTATTAATAGTTATGTTGTCAGTAAATTCTGTTGTGTCTGTGTTAGAATATACATCTGTAATTTTAATTTTATCACTAGTATTAAACAATGCCGCTGGACTGTCTGCTTGTGATATAAACAATGTTGTTCCACCAACTACTACACCGTCAACATTACTTGTTCTTTGTGGTCTAACTACTTTACCAATAGCACCTGTAGTTTCTTGTGTAACTGTATCACCATAGTGTGCTTTAACTGCACCACTAAGTGTAAACTCTTGTTGGTTAACTGCTGGAATTAAATCTTCTACTATTGCTGGTATAACATTTACAACTTCATATTTTCTTACATCAGTGCCTGCTTCGTCTGCTGGTATAATAGCACCTAACGTTGATAAAGATCCTGAGAAGTTTCTAGCACTTGTTAGTGCCGCATCTGAGAATATTGTAAATGTATTTGCATCAACTCTATTAATATAGTGATCGTCATTTAGTCCTGTAACACCTACAGTATTTTCGATTGTAACCTTAGTACCAGTTTCGTATCCGTGTCCAGTAACTTCAACAGTATTTGTTCCTGTAAATGAAACTAGTGCAGTTCTTTCTGCAAAGGTAATATCAATTTCACCTTCTGGTAAAGGAATAAAGTCTGTATCGTAAACATACACATAGTTTTGTTGTTCTTCTGCTTCAAACTGTGCTGATTCGTTTCTATATACTTTAGCAGTTTGTACAGTGTTGTATGCTAGTTCACCGCTTTGTGGAACTTCGTTAGGGTCACTACCTGCCGCAACTAAACCAAAGTTACCATAAGCATTTGAACCACCTACGGATCTAATTTCAGAACCGTTGTTTGCATAGTATGCCGCATGACAGTAGTATGTGAACATACCAACCATCTCTGATAAACCTGTGTTAGTAACAAGTAGACCGTAACCTAAGTCGTTAATTTGTGTAAAGTCATTACCTAACTGTGATCTGTTACCAGCTGTTTGTAATACTGTTGTATAGTTTTCACTTTGTCCGTACTGTGGAGTTCTTACATCATTAACTAGTGTATAATGTGTAACTGGACCTTCCCAGCCTAAGCCGTTTCCGTTACCATCTTTAACACCTGAGTTGTCATCTAGTATAAGTTCACAAGTACCGTTTTCTTGATCATGGTTAATAATTGAGTTAACTTGGTAACGTATACCGTTTACATAAAATGGTGCTGGAACTTCAGGACGTCTTACAAATAAACCGTGTCCTACACCTACGCCATTAACTTGAACTTGTGAGCGTTTACTTCTTGCAAACAATCTAAAGTTGTTACCATTTTTACGACCTACAATTTCTAATGGCATGTTACCGTTAAATCCATCAACAAACATACCACCTCTAAATGCTTGCTTGTTAACTGATTGTGAGAAACTTGAACCTGTTTGGATATATGGTGACTTAGTAAGAATTTGACCTGCAGGGTCAAGCACTGTCATAAATCCACCGTGTCCTTGTACAGTACAGTTACGTATAATTGTAGCATCGTTCATTAAGAACACATCCATGTCTCTGTTGTGTATTGGTGGATTGTATTCTGGATTGAAAGCGTATGTTATTGTGTTAATAAGGTTAGTTACTACACCACTTGAACCATCTTCAGCCGCCGCAAAGTTAGTTTTCCAAGTTGTTAGTACTGTTCCGTTTGGCTCTTGTATGCCTGCAACATTAAGTAAACTTTCACAAACAGTAGCAATTCTACTGATTGCTTGTGTTGTAATTTCTTCTTGTCCAACTTCTACTGCGCCTTCGTAGTACAAGCCTTGGACTTGCATTGATGCATCGTTACGACCTTTGGTTAAGTCATTTGCAAGTGCATCTACAATGTATCCAATATCTCTTTTACACTTAGTAGTAAAACTAAACTTACCTACGTTAACACTTTCTGGAACTCCTGCCGCACCATGCGATCCTGATTCGCTACCTGTTAATTGGTTAGCAGTATTGAATATTGTTGTTGGCGATACAAGTACAACTGTTGTTTTACCTGCGGCGTTAATTGGATCATCTTTAACTTTACCACTAGCACCTGTAGTTGCCTGTGTCATTGTTTCGCCTTTAACAGCCGTTACTGTTCCAGTGAATACAATAGTTGTTTCTGCCCAAGTACCAAAGCCTGCTGTTTGTGCCGCTGTTGCTTGGATGTCCATCCAATCATATATATCTTCTTGTATATTGATTTTGTTTTCTGCTAAAATTAAACTTGCGTTAATTCTGTTGCCTAAGTTGTTAACACTTAATGCACTGTTTGTATTAATTGGTTTGCGTGAGTCTGAAGCATAATGCCAACCCATGTCAAAGTCTTTTGTATTTGTTGTATCAGCTGAAGCAACTTTTAATCCTGATTGTAACGCACCGTTTAATTTTAGATCATCTGTTAAATTAAACTGTGGACTTGCTGAGAAGTTTGCTCCTGCAGGGTTATATCCATCATTGTATGTAACAACTACTGCTGTGCCGTTTACAACATCTTCTTGTACAACTGCTCTTGAATCTGTATTACTATTAATAAAGTCAATAGTTAGATCGATAATATTAACACTTGCATCGCCACTAGCAATGTTTGTATCAATATCACCTTTAGCATCTCTAAGTGCCTGTGAAATATCTGCGGCATTTAGTGCTGATGTAGGAAGTGTAACACCTGTTGGCAATGTTTGATTGTTAACAGCATTGTAGATAATATCAAGTAATGATTGTGCTTCACTACCTTCTGTTGCACTTGCATTGTCACCACTTACTACCTGATCGTTAATACCGTCAGTGTTATCGTTACCGGTTGCACCTGAACGTGTAACACCTGTTAAAATATCTGTAACAATAGTTTTGAAATGTGTAATAGCCGCTTTAACAACTGTTTGGTATGTACCATTAATGTTAAGCGAAGTATCTGTAAAGTATAGTCTTGCTTGTGTTGAAGCCGCATCATTACCGCCATATAAAATGTTATATGTTAATGCATCAGTCCAACGTCCAATGTTTTGTTCAAGCAAGTCTTCCATGTCACTATCAAATCCTGCTGGAGGAGTAGTGTCATTATTAATGTGTGCAATAATTTCTGTTTTAATAAACGGTTTGTTTGCTTGTAGTTTGTCTCTTGCCGCAACTTTGTTTGAATCAACACCGTTAAAGTCTGGGAATACAAGTGTACTTGTAATGTCAGCAACATAGTTACCGTCACCTGGACTGTTAACACTGTTTTCATCTGTGTTACCATTTTCAATAAGATCAAGTACAGTAGCAAAGTATGCTCTTGATCTACTTAATGCTGAAGTGTTGTCTGCAACGTCATCTAATAATGCTACTCTGTTGCCTGCAAATCCAATTGACGCTAATTCTTGTTGTAATTGACTTGCTTGTACAACGCCTGCACTTGTGTTTTGATATGCAAGACCTTGAACAATCTGGTTATAGTTTGTACCTAGTACAATATCAAACCCTGCTTGTTCTAAAATATATTGTATGTCACGTCTACACTTTGCTTCGTTGTATGTAAACGTACTTGTTTGTGTAAGTATATCACCTTTGTATGCTGTTAACGTACCGCCAGCAAGTGTAAGAGCAACCTCGTCTGCAAACGTTACTGTGTTGCTGTGTAGTGTTAAGCCATCAAAGTATTTGTCACGATAAAAATAAGTGTTTGCCCATTTAGATTGTGATACACGATTCTTTGGACGTATAATTGCACGTCTCATCTCGTCACCAACAACTGAAACTTGTGAGCTTACTTTAATTGGATAGTCTTCTTCGTAAATACCTGATTCAACTTTAATAGTAATTTGTTTTTGACTAACTCTGTTACCGTATTCTAGTTCGTCACCTAACGAATCTGAAACTTCAACGTTTTGAATATCTCTACCAGCACCGTCAACTAAAAACTCAAATGGTTCTTCAAGTATTAGTTCTAGTTCGTCTGTGTTAGTAGCATCATTAATATCATTACTGTATGTAATAATTCTACCAATAGCACCACTACGTGAGCCTGTTACAACTTTACCTGGTATAAGGTCTGTGTTTAAATCTTTACCTTGCCATACACTGTCATTACCGCCATTGGTAATTCTAAGTACATATGGAGCACCTTCTCTTAGTGCTGGTGCTGAGTCAATACCATTGTCAATAATGTTTGTAACAATACCAATCTTAGCACTGAACACATCAATAGCCGCACTTGGTGCGTCAACTAAACCAACATCAAAAAACTGATCGTAATCTGCGTTAAGTGGATTTGGATATGCTGTGTTAATTAAAATGTAAGATTCAAAAAGTTCTTTTGCTTTGTTAATTGTTGCAATAGTTTGTGCTTCTTGTGTAGTAACAGCAAGTCTACCACTTGAATTACTGTAGTATCTTAAACCAGCACTTCTTGATAATTTGTTTGCTGTTGTACTTGAACGTGTATCAAGTCTACCTGCATCAATAATGTAACCTAAGTCTCTTGCACATATTGCTTCGTTGTATGCAAAGTTTTTCCATATATAAGTTGGATCACTTTCAGTAAGTGTAAGGTCAGCATTTGCTGTTGCAATTTGTAAACTTACCCATTTAATTGTTTCTGCAATAACAAAGTCTTTGTTTTGAATAACAAGTGAGTTAAACTTTTCAGTTGATGCTCCGTAATCTGCTCTTTCACCTGCTTTAAAGTCTGCACTATAAATTTTAGATGATACAAGTGATTGTGCATTAGCACCGTACTCAATTTTCTGCATGTATGGACCAGGTTCTACTGGACTTGATACAACAATTTCTTCTGCTCTACGTGCCGCGGCGTTTACTGATCTATATGCATATGCTAGTGAACGTCCTTCTTTGCCCGGAGGTGTTGATGCTTGTGTGTCATCACCTGTTGTACTAACAAACAAATTAATGTTTGAAGCAAAACTTGTGTTGTCTACATAAAATTTTGATGCCGCTTGTAAATCTTCTATACCATTAGGAGTACCTATGCCTGCAAGTTCACCTGGATGATCTTCCAAGTATAATTTGCCTGCCATTTGATCACCTTGTCTACGGACAATGCTTTCTCTTGGTATTGCTTCGTTAGCAAGGAAGTCGCCTGTTAATTTTTTAGGCTGATAATAAAAGTCTGCTAATTGTTGTGTACCAGTACCGCCTGCTACATTTAATTTATTTGTTCCTGCTTCTGCGTCTGTTTTAGTTCTGTATAAGCCAAGTTGTGTATCACTAACAACTCTTACAAAGAATGTACCAGTAGGAAATTCTGTTAAATCTGTTAATGCTTTTGTACTTGTTTGGTCTATTGCTGATGTTAATGTTGAACTGTATGTAAAGGAAGCACCATTTGCTGAACTATCAAAGCCGTGTCCTTGTCCTGTTGTTAATACACCATCAATATATCTGTCATTAATAACTGCGTTACCACTAGTGTAACTATTAATTGTAAATGTATAATCCTCAGTAGATATTTCATCTTCTGTTCTAACTCTTAGTTGTGATCCTGTTCCAGTACCACCACCTTTTAAGTAATTGGAGTCTGCGTAACCTTTAGTAATAAGAACATCGTCAATGGTGTAGCCGTTGTCTTCTGCTTTTTGTTTCCAAGTATTTGCTGGCGCTGGATTGTATGCAACAAAGTTTCCAGCCATGTCTAAGTTTCCGCCTAGTGTTGGAGCACTATCACTTGCTAAGTCACTTTTGACTGCTCTAACAACAATAACAGGTCTGCCATCGTCGTCTATTCTACTTGCATCAAATGCAATACTATCATCTAGTGTAGGATCTATAAATTTATCTGAAGCAAATCTAAAAAACTCTAATTTACTACCTTGTGTATCATTATTGATACCTGCCATAACTGGCGCTGAGTCTGTACTTGGAAAGTTTTCAAACGAGTCAATTGCAATGTCACCTAAGTCTGTAAGTGATATTTGGCCACCTTCACCAAATACTGCATATAATTCATTAAAGTTTTCGTTTACCTTACGAAACGACTCGCGAATTGAATCGCCTGTACCGTCGTTACCTTCTACACCAATGTTTACGTCTTGTTTTGCCATTTTAAATTATACTCCAACGGGCTATTTTAATTCTGTTGCAAGAATTTGTTCTTGTTCAGCAAGTTTGTCCATGTCTATGTTAATGCTAACACCACAGCCGCAACTGCTTTTAGACATAGGATTGTCTATTTCAAACTGCGATCCTATAATGCTTGTTTTGTAATCAATAGTTGAACCTGCAAGATAAAGTAAACTCATTGTTTCAACTGCTAAGTTTCCATTGCCAGCTTCAACAATTAATGCGTCATCTTCAAGATCTGAACGTTCTGTAGCAGTGTCCCAATCGTATTCGAACCCAGCACAGCCACCACCTTTCATGCCTAAAGTAACAGCGTATACGCTATTATCTGTACATAATTTGTCTAATTGTGTTTTTGCGGCATCAGTAAGTGTGATCATATTCAACTCCTTTGTAGTATTTAGTCTATGTTTTTATAATCTTAATGTAAATATAGTTATGTTTATAAGAGAATTTAAATCACAAACCAGGCACGTTCGTAAAAGTAAAACCGGCAAGGAACATACCTATAGTCGTGATGTAACATTAGTAGTAATGCGTTGTGATAATTGTAATACAGAGTTCGAACGTCCAAGAGGATCAATGGATCCTAAACGTATTTCGAACAACTATTTTCATGTATGTAAGAATTGTGATGCAAAGAAATTTGCACAAAAGATGGGCGTAACCAAGAAAAACATCTGGGATATGCCTGCGTCTAGTGGTTTAGATATTAGTAAACTTTAGACGTAACGTGCTGTTTTATAGCAACATGCTTCGTCGTCTGGGTTATCACATGCTCTTTTACTGTTGGTATAGATAGTATCTAACCAATCTTCACGTTCAAACACCTCTACAACATCATCAACTTCAATTGTAGTATCAGTTTCAGTATCTGTTATTGTAATATTAAATAATGGCTTAGTAAACCCACCAGGCAATGTTCTAACATTGCCTGAATTTACATATGTGAAATCATATTTTCCTACTAACATTATTAGTCTTCTTTTTTCCAAATAGTCCAAGCACCGTATGCAATAGCACCGTATGCGGCTAATTTAGCAAAAGGTCCTGCAATCAATACAATAACACCTACTGCAATAAGAGCGGCTCCATCCCAAGATGTACGCTCGTCAATTCTTGCTTTTATCCAGTTAGTCATAAATTACTCCTAGTTTTTCTTAAATCCGTCAGCAGTTTCATTTGCAACGGTCTTCATTGAAGGTACGCCTCTACGAAAAGTTGTATCCTTTCTAAGTGGTGCCTTAATAAATTGATTTGTATTATCAGGCCTTACACCAACTACTTTGTCTAGTGTTAGTTCACCTTTATTGAATACTCTTGATACTTTTCTTTGAGCCATATTTGCTTCTCCTGTGTAATGTATTTATTAAATATATGTTCCTATAGGAGGAAAATTATGTTTAAATGGATAAACAAGATCTTAGGTAGAGCAACAGTACCCAATATTATTGAGGAAGTATTTCCAGAAGAAATACCAGCTGAGCCAAAACCTAAGGCTTCGACAAAGAAAAAAGCAACAACCAAGAAGACTTCTACTAAGAAGAAAGGTTCAGGTAAATGTGATTTCGATAAGTTAACTAAAACTCAACTCCTTAAAGAGGCAAAGCAACGTGGCGTTAAAGCCAATGCAAGTCTTTCTAAGAGTGAAATTTTAAGTAGACTTAAGGCCTAATAAGGCCTTTTAACTGCTCTATAGCAGTTTCACAGCGAGTTAGCTTACGCTCTAATACAGTAATAGCCGCTCGCTGTTTTCTTGACTGCTCTTCCAAACTAGTTACGTATGAGAGTGACGGTACCTCTTGTTGTGTACCATCTTCGCCGAGCATAGTAAAGCGGTCAACACCTTGTGCTTTTAGTCCGCCTGTAACTCTGTTGGGATTTTTATCCGCTGATGGCGCTGTGTTCTTGGACTGACGTCCGTACATTTGATTCAAATAACTCATAGTGTTCTAATTCCTCTTTGTATTTATATAAGTCAATACTAGCAAGGTTCTTACATTTGCTCTCGCACATAATATCTGTGTAAGGCAAGAAGCTCAAAGCCCAGTCATTGACAATTTGGTTAGGATAGTAGTCGCTGTGCGCTCGTAGTTTTGCTTTCTTGTAGCCTGCTTCTAGTAGTGCTGGCATATCAGGCATAGTATCGTGTGCAAAGCCTTCGGGCAATGCTTCGTTACGACTGTATGAATAATGTATTGCAGGACGCACACCACGCCAACTATCTATTACGCGAGCAAATCTATCGTCGGTGGGCTGTATATATTCACCTTCACGGCACCAGTGATGGTGTATGTCGAGTACCAATGCAAGGTCGTCTGCAAGTTCGAGGCTTGCGTCGAGTCCCCACTTGTTTTCGTCGTTCTCGATTGTGATAACATTTCTCGCTTCTGGCGTGAGTCTCTTGAGTGCGGCCTTGATGCCGGCTGGACCTTGTCTGCCTGAGATGTGTACGTTACACTTGAAGTCTTGGAATGATTGTCCGTAACCCATCCACCTGATGCAATCCACATGATATTCAAACTCCTCTATACTACGTTCTACAATTTCCGGGTTATCACTGGCAAGCACTGTGAACTGACCTGGATGCATCGATAGTCGCACATCAAGGGCTCTTGCCGTGTCACCGACTTTTGCAAATTCTGTTTCACAGTATGCACGAACGTCAGGCTTACGCCAATAATAAGACCACTCATGCTGGGTATAAACAGGAAGAACATCAGAACCGAGTCGTACCATTCTAAGTTGTGGAGGAAGTGATCCAACATATTCAATCAACCTTTTGTATGCGGCAATGTTATGGACCATGATGTCCCACAAACGTTGCTCGGCTACATCAACAGTTTGCCTGTTAAGCCATTGTACTGTTGTGCTACGAGTATTTAGTGGGCGTTGAATTTCTTCTAGTTGTTTCTTCTTCTGCGATTGGTCTGGATGCATATACTTGCATGCAAAACCAATACGTTGAATGTCTTCTTGTGATTTCAAAAAGTCTCCTGCTGTTATAAATTTAAGATCCATAAGTTACCATTTCCTGTATGAGCCGTCTAGCTCGTGTGTGCCTGAGTTTGACCATGCCCACTGTACACAGTTGTACCATGCATAGTGTGGGTGTTGTCGTAGTTGTTTGTACCATTGTTTAAATAGTATAACACGTTTCTTAAAGTTTGTCAACGCCAATTATCAACCACCCATTTATCTGTTACATTTGACGGTTGTGGGTCTCCGTGAAACACACAAATACAACACTCTACTCTAGGTACTGCATCATGTTCTTCTATTTCAAACTTTTTATTTCCTCGTATGCCGCCATGTGCAAATGATCGGCTTTGTCTAACTTCCCATTTCCAACTTTGTATCCAACTATCTGGATATAACATTGCTTGAGTCTTTCGAGTTGATTCGAACAACCAATCTTGGTCTCCATGCAACCTTTTTTGTATTGCAATTGGATCCTTTTGAAACTCTGTCCATACGTGATCAAGTTGTCCTACTTCATATCTAACAACACTTGAATTATACTTCTGCCAACCTTTACGCATAACACGAGTAAAGTCTCTTATAGTACACCAATGTCCCGGACTGTATGTAAACAGTTTATCTATATTTGCTGATATAACTACATCAAGGTCCATATATAATACAGTACCATTGATAGGTAAGTCTTTTGTAAACATATAAGGCTTACACCACCAACCTTGTAAGTGTCCTGGTAATGGTATAACTCTTATGTTGTGATTTAATCCGCCTGGATCTTCTGTTAAGCAAACAAACTCATAGTCAAGTGTACAATTACGTTCGACCATATTGTATAGTTTGTTTACATAATCAGCAGAGTACTTTGTGCCATGCTTTAAGCACAACACATAGTATTTTTTATTTGAATTAATTTGTGGAGCATCATCTCTTGCCATTTTTTCAAGAGCTTTTCTGCGCTTACGTTGATCCTTTGTCTCGCCTTCAACGTACTTTTTCAACGACTTATCCCTCGTATATTGCTGAGTTTGCCCCGTGCTCTGCACATTCTGCTCTTACGCAATAGCAACGGTTGTCGCTCATTTCACGTACTAGTTTATCTGCAAAGTTAAATGCATGTTCTGCAAATTTCTCTGCACCAACACCATCCATTACAACAATCTCTGCTAGGTCAAGTTCTTGTAGTTCCATAAACTTGTCCATGTGCGGATCGTTTTTATCAATTGCTGTCTTATGATCAAAGTGATCTTCTAGCCACTTCTTCAAAGGCTTTAGTCCGCCAAAGTCAACTGCCCAATTTTTATTGTCTAGTTCATCACAACCAAATGTAAATGTAAACGCTAAACTGTAGCCATGTAACAAATGGCAATGCGAATGATCTGCATTAGGCTGTCTAAAGACTGCTGACAGTCCAATGTTGTGTCCATAATGTTTTGTGCTTAAATGTTTTCCCATAATATTCTCCTGTATAATTATATGGGCGGCAGAGTTAGAAGGGTTGACGCCAAGTCCTGTTAATGTTATATCTTATTATATAGTAAAGTACTTATGTTGTCAACCTTTACATTAGGTTGAGTCCAGGCTTTTGGTAAAGTCCAGTCGTCTTTAACTAGTATTTTAAACTGTGTATTAGGAAAACAATTGAATACCATACCAATTTGATGTATCCAGTATCTAGGATCAACAGGACGTTTGTCTGCTTTGTCGTAGTTGCTAGTACCCTTGTATACGTTGTTTACAGTTGTAGTAGTACTATGCAAGTCAAAGCCTATAAGATGCGCTGTACGGTCGTTATATAGCGTTACAGACAGCAATACAGCATAAGGTCCGCTCCCCCATTGAAAAGGTTCGTCCCATCTTTGTTTACCTTCATATGGTAAGTCAGGAACTGTAGTTACTCCTTGTGGGAACCAAGATATCCAATCTTTTCTAGTATAAATTTGTGTATGTTTTAAGTTTGCATCAACTGCTTCTTGTGCCATACGCCTATCTACACAAACTAAATGATCCATATGGTAGTCACGATGTATTGCGTTACATCCTATCTTTGGGCCATCGAGTTTATCTATATCAATAGAGGTGCGACTTTCGCCGTTTCCAAATACGTACATAAAATTATTTAGCGGGGGTCTACTTTTAAATAGATGTTATCGAATACTTGTATTTTGTGTGTTTTGAATATCAAGTGTACGCATGTAAATTCACCTGTCATACTAACACGATACTCGCCACCTTGTCGCATATCGTCCGGTACTCTCATATGCCAACCATTTTCTACACGTTCGCCTGGTGCTGTTGCTTGTATGTAGCGTTTTGTAAATGTGTTTAGGTTATGTGAGTGTGAACCGTCTACAGCATGTGCTACGCCATATGCGGCTGTGCTGTTGCACTGATACTTCTTTGAGCCTACCATAAAGAACTCTATGTCCTGATCGTTTTCAATTGGATTGTTTACTACGCTAATTTCCGTATCTGTAAATACAAATGCATTATCAAAACTCATATACGCAATTCCTAATGATATAATTGTTACCATGCTAAGTCCACTAATTACATTCAACATGGCCTTAACATACATATATCTTTTTAGACTATTGTTCATTATCTCTCCTAAAAGCCTCAACTTCTTTTTTAATACTGATGAACTCGTCTTTAACTTCGACTATGTTATTACTTGCCCTATTAAGTGTTCTTATCAGATGTCTTATTGTGTATATAGTCCAAAACCACCATGTCACTGCTGTGACGGCAAACATTCCAAGTCCTAGCCAGAATGCGGTTTTAAAATCTATGATGCCTGTTGCTATTAATATAATTGATATAATTAGAAATATAGTTGGAGTAATGCGGGCATATAAATCCCATCTCTCGACTTGTATTTCAATTGCCTGTTCGGTTGCCTTGTGTTCTTTTTTTGTCATTTTTTCTCTTGCCTTTTGTTAACGGAGGCTCAGTGGCGAACTCCACAAGTATTTATGGACCTGGCGCCAAATATTAATTGCTAGTATTATGAAGAAATAGGTCCGAAGGTCTTCCAAATTCCTGGAGTTCCTTCGCGGGTACAAATCCATCCAACATATCCTGCTGGCTTTGGATTTGAATTCCACACAACATCACCTTTACGGTATGAACCACTCAGTGGTGCTTCACTAGAAACTTCAAATCGCTTACCATCAAAACTAACTGGTCCTGCTGTTTCTATATCTGCTGTTGGATTCTCAACGTTTATTCCTAACTTACCTTTTACAGTAGTTTTACTATCACTATCATTACCAAGTATAATTCTACCTGTAGCACTTATACTAATACGTTTAGTATTATCTGTGATAATGTTAATGTCAGCAGTTGAGAAAGTACCAAAGGTTGCTGTTTTACCTTCAGTATCAATAATAAATTCTGCATCGTCTTGCACTATGCCGAATGTTCCGTTTGGTGTTTCAGTACCAATACCAAAACGCATGTAGTCGCCGTTCCAGAACACATATTGATCAATGTTAAAGTTGCCATCAACTGCTAGGTTGTTTAAAACACCTACTTGTGTTAAGGAACTTTTTGTTACTGTTGGTCCTAATTCACTTCCGCTTAGTACACTTATACTATCTATTGAATAGTATGCACCTGTTTGTAAGTCAATTGGTTCTGAAGACCAAATTCTATCTGGTCCACTACGAAGAACGAACTGCTTTGAAGCACCTTCTTTCTTCCACATAAGACCTTTTTGGTATATGTCGTCACTTGCACTTGCAACAAACTCTAATGGAGTAGAACGTTCTAGTCTAATGTCTGCTGTAAGTTCGTCAACGTGTAGTTTTTGAGCAGTAACACTACCTTCAACAACTAAGTTACCTGTAACGTTTGTGTTGCCTACTATGTTTTCAACGTCAATGTTATCTGTAGTAATACCATCGTTGTCTACTACAACTATAAGTCTATCACTATTATCTCTTATGCCTTGACTGGCAAATGATGTGATCATTCCGCCATGAATTGCATCGCCTGTTAAACTTCTGGGTCCAACAGTTGGTTCTGGGGACGGGGATCTTGATAGCTGAAATACTGCATCGCCTAAGTCTGTTAGACCTTGCTTAATGCGTAATAACTCTTGATCACTTACATTCTTATTGCTCATGTATGTATTTATCAAACAACTTTAAGAAGCACTGTCTCGGGGTTACACCTACCATTTAGTTTAGTATCTGTTGTTTTGATGTCTTCTAAGAATGTACGTAGTTTCACTTTACCCGAGTCTTTAAACTCTTTTAACTGACCTACAGGCTTACGCATAGTCTTTTGTATACTTTGTTCTTCATCAAAGCCAATAATAGTTGTGCCTTTAACACTAAGTCCACTGCCTTCTCGAGCAAGTCCTTTAGGATCTATATTACTTGCAATATATTTGCCTATTTTACGGGTCTTAATATTGAATACCCAAAGCTCATTAGCACCTACAATGCTTGTAGGATCAATTGATGCGAGTGAATACTTGTCATCTGCTTTACAGAATTTAAGTTTTTCAACTACTTTACTTGCACTTCTTGCTTTAGCCTTACGTGGTTTACGTGTTGCTTTAGCCATGTCAATAATCATATCAAAGTTACTAAGAAGTTTTGCATTTGCTTTTTTAATCTTAGCAATGTCTGATTTTTTAAGATGTGCGTAACCTTCTTTTAGTTGTTCCCACATATCAGCATCATGCTCGCTCATTTTAGCCAACTGTCCTTTTGTTGGCATACGATCTAACTCGTTAAAATCTTGTATTTCTGCTTCGTACCATTGTTTCATCTTTCTAGCATGTGCTTGTGTACACTGTACTCTTTTAAGATGTTTTGAAATGTCTAATCCGTCAGGATCAAATGACTTTGGGTCTTCTACCCAACCTTCTAACCAATCTTCAATTGGTTCACACATTGAACGACACTGTTCTTGTATACGCTCTTGAATGGTTGGTACGTACTTTTTAACCTTTTCTTTTTCTTCTTCTTCTTTTACTTCTGCAACTTCAAGACCAATTTTAATTGCCTCTGCAACTTTTCTTCGCAAGAATTGTTCTACACCACAAGTTAGTTCACCACTAGTGCCTGGCAGGCTATTCCAATGTTCTGCTTCTTTCTTGTTTAGTCTAGGCGCACCCATCATATCCATACGTGCTACAATACCTGCTGTAATACTTAACGCACTATTAGGAGCGTTCTTTACTGCCTTAATATCTTCTTTAGAATAGAAGTCATCGTCTTGTTCCATCCACTTAGGAACATTAGTATACAAGTCCGCCGGCTTGAAGTGTTCGTAGTACCATGCATGTGTATGTCTACGATGCCTATGGATCTGTTCACCAGTCCATTCTTCCCAGCCTTCCCATGAAGGTTCCTTAAGTTTTGCTCCGCGTTGTATGCGTGGTGCCGCTCTAGGCTTCTTCTTTTTAACTTTTGGCATTGCCATTTAAGTCTTCTCCTAAATAGTGATTTTCTATAGTATATATACGTTAGTTATAAAAGTCAAGTCTTTTTTAGTGTTAACCACGTCAAATGCTTGTCTTTCATGTTTCCTGTTATTTTTACTTTATACCCGTAAGAATGATCGTCTGGCGAAATGTGGTATTTTATGTCGGAGGCATTCTTCATACAGAACTTGCCTTCAGGAGTTTGTTGCCATTCGTATATAGGTGCAGAAACAAAGAGGTCTGGATCCTCTACATCTGCCATATTAAAAGAGTATAGTACGTACTTGTCCATCTAGCCTTCTTTTTCTAGATCCCAAATAACTATATTAGATTTTTTCGCCTGCTTCGAATCCTCTGAACGTTTTAAAACGTGGGAAACGTAGCGAATAAGTGCCGTCTTGATTTTGTGTAACTGCATCTGCTCTTACCTCTACAAGATTGCCAACAAGAGCATCACGACTATTCCAATAGTCGTCCCTGTGAACATCAGTGAACCCACTACCGACATTAACGCTAATAGTCTTACCGTCGTCGGTTCCTTCGCAG